GCGTGAGGCCATTGATCGCCTCGTAGATGCGCTTAAATATTCAGCGAGATTGGGTGTCTAATGGCTAGAGAAAAAAGTATTTCATCAAACGGAATGTACAAGTCAGGATCTGTTTTTGACGTAAAAGAGCTGAATAAAATTATTACAAAGGGTTACGTAGATAGTGGCAGAAAAGACGGGTACGCAAAAAAGAAGACGTTCTCTCCGTCGTCTGTTGGATATGGAAACGGAACATGTCCCCGTTTTTGGTATGGAGCATTTAATGGTGCGCACTTTGAGTATACAAAGGACCCTGTAAGTATTGCTAACATGAATAATGGAACCAAGTCTCACGAAAGAATTCAAGAGGCCCTGGAGCTATCGGGAGTTGTTGAAAAGCTTGAAAGACAACTTAAGATTGAAGATCCACCGATCATGGGATACGCGGACCTTGTAATTAAATGGAACGACGAGCTACTTGTGGGTGAGATCAAGACTACTAGCCAGGAATCTTTTGGAATTAGAAAATCTACTATGAGTGTTCCGGGATATCATAAGATTCAACTACTTCTTTATATGCATGGGTTTGGCATAGACAAGGGATTCTTCCTGTACGAGAATAAGAACACCCATAGAATACTCGTTGTCCCAATTGAAATGAATGATAACAACAAAAAAATTGTTCAGGAAACATTTGACTGGATGCGCCTAGTTAGAAAAGCTTGGGAAGATAAACAACCACCAACCAGGTCATTCGAGGAAGATTCTAAGGAATGCTCAAGTTGCCCAATTAGAAAGGCTTGTTGGGCTGGGGAGCCTGGTGTTATTGATCTACCAGTGCTTTCGGTGCCGAAGTGATAGTTTGTGCTAGGCAAGGGTGTGGGCAGAAGTTTGATAGGTCAGCCCATAACCAAAAGTATTGTTCATCAGAATGCCTTCGGGATGCTACAAACCAAAGGTTTAGGGAGAAGTATCACGAGAATAAAGCCAATGCTAACAGAGGGCCTAGATTCTGTGAGTGTGGTAGTAAGTTGAGCAAGTACAATTCTGGAGATCAATGTGCTAAGTGTGAGGCATCTACAAGGTCTAGTCGCACCAAAGAACTTCGTGATTTTATTCGGAGGCTAAGGGATTGATGAAGACCAAAGCTTCAAGCGTTATGGGAATAGATGCCTCAACAACTTCTATTGCTTTCTGTGTTCTAGAAGGAACTAGGTTAGTTAAGTTCGGTGAAATCCAATTTAAGGGTGACACTATATATGCTAGAATGCTTGACGCAAAGCGTAAGGTCAGGGCACTAAGAAGAGAGTTTGATGTAGAGTTTATTGCCATTGAAGCCGCCGTGATGGTTAGGTCTGCTGCGGTAGCAATAAAGATGGCCTACGTCTTTGGAGCCATTATGTCTGAGTTGCTGGAAAATGGATCTAAAGTTGTAGAGGTTACCCCAATTGCTTGGCAGTCTTTCATTGGAAATAAAAACTTTACTAACGTAGAGAAAGAAAGTGTTAAGAAAGACTTTCCAGGAAAGACCAAGACGTGGTATTCTAACAAGACAAGAGAACTACGCAAGCAAAAGACAATGGACTTTTTCAACGAAGAGTTTGGAGTTACTGTAAAATCTGATAATGTAAGCGATGCTATCGGTGTTGCTTGGTATGCTGCCAATAAGCTCACGGAGGTATGATGAAAAAAGATTTCTATAAGAATGAAGTTTGGCTTAGAAAAAGATACGTACTTGATAAAAAGTCCTTGGAAGAAATTGCTAAGGAATGTGGAGTATCTCATATGACTATTTTTAATTGGTTAAAAAAGTTTAACCTTATTCGCGACTCAAGGAGCTGGAAATGATTGTAGGTCTACACGGTTTTGCGCAGTCAGGCAAGGACACCATTGGAGAGGAACTTGTAGAAAAGTATGGGTTCGAGCGCCTGTCGTTTGCAGACATTATTCGCGATGCAGTATATATCTTAAACCCAATTGTTTTTCATAACCCCATGGGAGAAACTGCTAGGGTTAGAGACCTGGTAGATGAGTATAGTTGGGAATGGTGTAAGGTCCAATACCCAGAGATTCGTAGGCTGTTGCAGGTGATGGGTACAGAAGTTGGGCGGGATCTAATCTATGAGGCTATCTGGATTGATGGACTTCGTAATAAGATTCGTAATGGTGATTATGTAATCACAGATGTCCGGTTTGATAACGAAGCCGAGATGATTAGGTCTAACCGAGAAGGTTTTCTAGTTAAGATTGTCAGAGATGGAGTAGGCCCAGTTAATTCTCATAAATCTGATAGTGGCCTATCCGATGAACTCTTTGACCTGATTATAAATAACGATGGGTCTCTAGAAGAGTTTCTTGAAAGCGTGGAGAAAATCATCTCCATGAAACCCTCTACTATGGTATAATTAATATTATGCCTATGTATGAGTACAAGTGTGAAACTTGTGAAAAAGTAGCTGATGTTATCGTAAGCATTGACAAACGTGATGATGAGATGCTATGCTCTGAGTGCGAAGGAAAGGTTTTTAGGGTGCTGACAGCCCCCGGCCTTGTCTGGGCACCAACAGCAGGAGGCTATAAGTGAGCGCACTAGGTAAAAGAGATAAGAATGGATATACACCAACCTTTCCAGAAAACTGGATTGTTGAGTATGAGTTTGATTTTAATGGAAAGCCAGTTCAACCTGGAACCGTCTTAAGGTTCCGTGGTCGCCAGGGTACCTTCATCTGTAAGTACAAGGTTACTCATAAGGTTACTGGAAACGAGTGGATTGATTGTCTTTCTGATAAGACTAAGGCATACTACTCAATCAAGGTTAGCGAAATTTCTAGGGTAGTTAAGCCTAAGAAACATAGACTCAAGATTGCGAATCTTTAAAAATGAGTGGAGTTCTACAACGCCCAGATGACGCACATTATGAATTAATGGAGCGTGCTGTAGAACTTAGAATTAGAGGCAAGCAGCCACGAGAGATTGCTACCGAACTGGGAATCAATCGCTATGAGGTTGATGAGCTAATGTCCGAGTGGCAATACATTATTTCTAATGACGGCCTTGCCGTAGCACGTTCCCAAGAAGCATTAGCAAATGCTGATAAGCACTATAATGATTTGATTAGAAATGCTTGGGAGATTGTTGAGCAAGCAGATAGTGTGCCTGATGATACTAAATTTATGGCGCAAAAAAATTCAGCCCTTAAGTTAATTGGAGATCTTGAGCATAAAAGATTTTCAATGCTTAAAGAGATGGGCGCTCTACAGAACAATGACATCGCATCAGAGATTGCAGAGCGGGAACGTAGAGAAGAAATCATTATGGACATTCTTAGGGATGTTATCTGTGACAAGTGTAAGCCAGAGGTCACTAGAAGACTAGCACAGCTGAATGGGCAAGTTGCGCCAATTCAGGTGGTCGTTGATGAGTCTTGATTTTTCTAGTTTCCTAAGCGCACTATCAGAGGACGAGTTTGACGAGACTCCGGTAGACCTAATAACATTTTGCTACGATACAGAATACCTTGGCCTGCCAAAACTTTCAGAGCATCAAATAACAATGCTTGAGGCAATGACTCAAATCTATAAGAAAGAAACACTTGAGAGATTATTTCCAGAAGAGCAGGCTAAGAAAAGATGGAAGCAAACGTTCCGAGAGGTTATTCTCCAGCTCGGGAAAGGTAGCGGCAAGGACTATACGTCTACGATAGCCTGCGCGTACATCGTCTATCTGCTCCTTTGCTTAAGGGATCCAGCAGCCTATTACGGAAAGCCTGCGGGAGACAGCATTGACATTATTAACATAGCTATTAACTCTCAACAGGCCAAAAACGTGTTTTTCAAGGGATTTAGGTCACGCATTGAGAGGTCCCCCTGGTTTCAAGGAAAATACTCCCCTACCGCTGACGCAGTTAAATTTGATAAAGCCATTACAGTCCATTCTGGGCACTCTGAGAGGGAAGCCTGGGAGGGATATAACGTGCTTGTGGTCATCCTTGACGAGATTTCTGGTTTTGCTATGGAAAATACCAGTGGAAATACGCAGGCTAAAACTGCCTCAGATATCTATAAAATGTACTCTGCCTCAGTGTCTTCAAGATTTCCAGACTATGGAAAGGTACTTCTCCTTTCGTTCCCTAGATTCAAGAACGACTTCATTCAACAACGATATGAGGCTGCCGTGGGGGATAGAGAAATAGTTCACCGAACAAAAAATTTAGTGGTTAATCCAGACCTTCCAGAAACTGATCCAGAAAACATAATAAGCATTGAATGGACAGAAGATCATATCGTAACCTACAGGCAAGCTCGTACCTTTGCTTTGCGTAGACCAACTTGGGAAGTAAACCCTCTTAGAAAAATTGAAGAGTTTACTCAAGACTTTTATAATGATTACGAGGACGCGCTTTCGAGATTTGCTTGCATGCCTCCAGACTCTATTGATGGATTCTTTAAGTCCAGGGAGAAAGTTGAAAGAGCCTTCAATAGTAATCAGTGGAACATATCTGAGAAGGGTTTGCTTGCACCACAGTTTAAGCCGGTAGAAGGAAAGAAGTATTACCTGCACGTTGACCTTGCCCAGAAGATTGACCGTTGTGCCATATCAATTGCGCACGTAGAAGATTGGGTTAATGTTAAGATCGGTACAGTTCATCGGGAGCTTCAGCCGAAGGTTGTGGTTGATGCGATAAGATGGTGGACTCCCTCATCTACAGAAACAGTAGACTTCTCAGAAGTAAAAGAATTTATTATTGATCTTTATAGAATGGGTTTTGATATACCTTTAGTAACATTTGACCGATGGAATTCTCACCAAATAATGGAAGAATTAAATGCATACAACATTAAAACGCAGGTCCTATCTGTTGCCAAGAAGCACTATCAGGACATGGCTCTGGTTATTACAGAGGAAAGGCTAGAGGGCCCGGACAATAGAATTTTAATTGAAGAGCTTATGCAGTTAAGAATTATTAGGGACAAGATAGATCACCCTAGATCAGGAAGTAAAGATTTAGCAGACGCAGTTTGCGGTTCGGTGTATAATGCTATGACGCATACTCCGAAGGAACTGAATCGGGAGATAGAGATTCACACTTACGGACAAATTGAAAGAAGAGAAGTCGAGCAATCAAGAAAAGAGGACAAGAGGCCAAAGATTCAGGAAGCCAAGCCAGCTATGCCTGGGGAATTGAAGAACTTCCTTGACGGCCTTAGGACCATATGATAGAATATAGACAACATACAATAGGAGGAAATATGAGCCCGTTCACAAAAGAACAAAATAAGACAGTTGTTACCTACGAAGGCTATTTTGATACGTCAGATAGTTCGGTGTTTGAGTCAGTTTATAAGCTTGACGAAGAGACCGTAGCGTTTCTTTTTCGCTCAGGAAGCACTTATCGGTACAACAACAGTCCGGAAAAGGTAATGACGGACATTTTTGATCCAGAAATTTCTCTAGGTGCATACTATGCACAAAATATCCGTGGCGTTTATCATGGCGACCGACTTGGTTGGAATAATGACCTTGAGTTTGTTCCGGCGGAACAACTTTCAATTTCTTACGACAACTCTGATCAGGAAAATCACGTAACGGAGAAGCCCACCTTCGGGCAGGGACTCTCTTACGCCGCTTTGATGAAGCAGTACGTGGATGAATTTGATTCAACTCGTTCAGAGGAAGTAGAAGAAACAGTTGAGGAAGAAAGTTTTGTTGTAAACATTACAATGTCAACTGGCGTCTCTGCTACCGAGCTTGTCGAGTTTATTGAAAAGACATTAGAGCGCAATTCTGTTTCTAAGGTAGAGATCGTTCGCTCATGAACGAAATTGAAAAGCAGATTGAAGATGCGGAAAAGGCATTGAATAATGCGGTTAAGAAGCTAACAACCGTGACTGGAAAAAGCGCGCAGG